CTTTACATATTAGACACACACTATCCATTATTTGTCTCCCTTCTTGATAATATGAAATATGTTATTTTTTAAAACAAGTTGTTCTCTATTAGAGATTATTTGTTTTAAATCTTTTTCCATCTCACATAATTCAAAGTCAAATTGAGCTTTTGCTAACTCAATCAAACTATTAATTAGTTGGATGATTTCTTTCTTTGGAAAAGTATCTCTTGGACTTTTCTCAAAAGAAACTTTTAGTTCTTCTAAGTATTTGATATTTATTTTAATCATTTTTATTCCTCTCTATAAAACTACTGAATGGTTACGACCAGTCAAGCAGTTTTTAAATATAGTTTTGTACTCAGGTTCTTCATAAGCTAAGTCTAACAAAACATCCTTTAGTATGTTGCTATTATCTTTAGCAAGAGTTTTACAATGCTGAATATCATCTGTTAATTCTTCAGCTCTGCTGTTTTCAAAAGTTCCACTTCTGCCTTTAGTATCTACCAAAGGACTATAAGTAGAACAGTTAGTAATAAACAATAATAAAATTATTATTCTCATGACTACTCCTAAGAAGTGGGCTTATGCCCACTCCTCGTTTTCTAGAATTTTTTCGTATTCTTCTTTTGATTGATAAATGTTTCCTGTTCTTGAAACAAATTTACCTTCGTATTCAGCTTTAGCATATTCAATAGCTTTAGCTTTTTTTTCTTCATCAGTTTCAGCAACTGGCTGATACCAAAGACCTCTCTCTTTAGGAAATTTAGTACCATTGATGTTTACTTGGTAACCAGTACCTGCCCAGTGACCTTGTTCTCTTACTCTGATTTGCATTTTAAGTTCTCCATTTATTTTTAACATGATGTTAATTTAAAATTTTTTAACATATTGTCAAATAATATTTAATATGATATTAAAATTAATTAAGGAGACTTAACATGAAATTAAAATGTCAATTTTGCGATAAAAGCATTGAATTATCTAGAATATCAGAATTTCAGAAAGATTTATACAAAGATATTAATAAATTTTTTAAGAAATTTGGCTATTCTCCATCACTTCAAGAACTTGGGGATAAGTATGAAAAGACCCATACAAATATTCTTTATCACATTGAAGCTCTTATTTCTGCTGGGTATATTGAAAGAGTACCTCATAAGAAAAAAGGCTATTTACCAAGAGTAGAGGTGTGATATCATGAGTAAATTACCAAAAATGTTTATTTATTCAGATACTTTCTTAGCAGATACTCATGATTTATCTGATTGTGAATTTGGATGTTATTGTAGATTGTTAATGTTTAACTGGGGAAAGAATTGCGAAGGATTACCCAATGATATTAAGAGATTACAAAGAATCACTCATTCTACAGAAGAAACTATAAAATTAGTTCTTAAAGAATTTTTTCATTTAAATGATAATAAATATCAAAATAAGAAACAATTAGCAGAATTTAATAAAGCTATTGATTTTGCTGATAAATTGTCTGAAAGTGGCAAATTAGGAGCTATGAGAAGATGGGGTGGCTATAGCGACCCTAATAACCACCCTAATAGCGAATTGATGCCTACTAATACTAATACTATTACTAATACAAAAACTAAAAATATATACTCCCAAAAATTTGAAGATTTTTGGAAGGAGTTTGTTCTTGATAAAAATGATAATAGAAGCACTAAACTAGATTCTTTTAATGGGTGGAAAAAGTTATCAGATGAAGAACAGAGTACCTTAGGGAGAAAGTTTTTAATTTACAAAGATAGCAAAGGTAATTTCTATAAGGCATTAGAAAGATTTATTTCTAAAAAGATTTATCTTGAGATTTCCCTAGAGAAAAATAATGTGATAGAGTTTGATGAAAATGAATACAAAAAACAAAATCACTTGGATATGTTTAAAAAGGGAGTTGTTCTTCCTAGCTGGTCACCCCAGTATATTGAGGAACTGAAACAACTTGCCGAAGGTTAGGGAAAAAATATCTGTTGATATTGATGCTGAACCACCAATTAATTGTATTCGTATATTGGACAAAAAAGGATATGTTCTTCAAAGAAATGATGGAGTTCAATTCATCCTTGTTCCCAAGACTAAAGACTTACCTGAACACTTTGAAAGAAGATATAAAACAATACTTGATTGGTATTATGACAGAGGACTATTAGGAAATGAGGAATATTCTAAAGAAAGATATGATGCTGGAAATTCTTTAATTAGCCTATATGAGCAATCTTGCATAGGTCAAAAAGTAACAGCAACATACAATTCAACTAAATTTATTGGAGATAATGAGGGATTAAATAATCATCAAGAGTATTGCAGAAAAAGATTTAACAAAGCAATTACATTCTGTAATAATCCTAAAGAACTTTGGTTATTAGTTTTTGATTTACCAGTTGGAAGATATGGTTTGCCTAAACTAAGAACTCAATTAACAAAATTAGATTTTTTCTTCAAAAACTATTGACTTTGCAACACTTATAGTCCATATTCTTTTTAGAATGGATAATTGTGTCTGAATTAGATGGAAGCAAATGTCATTTTGTCATTTTAGAAGAAAAAGATGGCTCTTTTCAGATACTTTGTAAGATAGGAAGCTTTCCGACTAAAGAAGAAGCAAATCAATTCCTAGAAAATTTTTTTCAAATAGAAGCTCAAAATTATACAGAAACTCTCCACTAGAGAGGTGACTACCTGACAAGGTTTTAGAATATGGTGATAACATGGATGATGAAAAGAAATCTGTTGGCAGACCTAGAATAGAATTTACTCCTGACCAACAAAAAGAAATAGTAGATTTAGCCAGTATAGGTGCGACAAATGAGGAAATAGCAGAACTAATGGACTGCTCTCATGACACACTTACAAGGAATTTTGCGTATCTCCTTAAAAAAGGGAGAGCAGAGATGAAAATGTCAGTCAGAAGAATGATGTTTGAGAAAGCTAGAACAGGTAATCCAACAATGATTATTTGGCTCTCAAAGAACATTTTAGGCTACAAAGATAAAATAGAAACTTCAGAGGAGAAAGAACCTCTACCATTTAACGATTAAGGAGATTTAATGGGATTCCAATTTCAAAACAACCCCCCTAGCTTTCATTTTGGGATATCAGTCCTAAAAGGATTAGTAGAAGATTATTCTGTTGAAGGTCAATTCGGCTATAATACAGATGTATCTACTGCATTTGAAACAGTTTGGGGTGTAGGTGGATTTCCTGATTATCCCACTAGTGCGACAGGTTGTACAGTCACTTCATCTAATACAGCATCAGACAATAATGGCACAGTCTTGGTTAGAGGATTAGATGCTAATTATAATCAACAAACAGCAGTAGCGACTATTGGTGGTAGTGCTACTACTGAAACATTTATCAGAGTATTTAATTTAAGAATGTTAAGTGCAGTGACAGGTAATGCTAATGTAGGAACTTTAACAGCAACAGTTAATGCTAAAACAGTAGCAACAGTGAATATTGGATATGGTTCTAGTTTATCAGCTATTTACACAGTACCTGCAAACAAAAGAGCATACATAGTTCAAGCAAGTATTGGTTCTTCAAAACAAAAAGAGATTGAAGCAAAAATTATGACTAAAAAGATTACGAATGGTAATGTATGGAATACAATCGGTTTCCAAACTACATTTGGTGTTCCTTTATTTGAAACATTCCCTATTCCATTTATGGTAGAAGAAAAAACAGATATTGAACTAAGAGCAAAAGCAGATGCAACAACTGCTGTATCAGGTTCTTTAGCTATGTTTATTGAAGATTATGATTAATGGCTAAAAAGCAACAAACTAATCCTGTTTCTTTAGTTCATGTAGTCAAAAAAACAACTATTGGTGATGGAAGGATATCTACTTCCACAATGAATAAATCAAAAAGAAGAAGTTTCAAAAAGTATATTGGTCAAGGCAGATAATGCCTATATATACAGAACAAGATTTGGAGTTTATTAATGGCAAAATATCAAGGTAGAGAAGTTAAACTCAATAAACCATTTAGAACATCAGGAGAATCAAAAAAGTTTGCTGTTTATGTTAAAGATAAAAGCAGTGGGAATGTAAAGAAGGTCAGATTTGGAGACCCTAAATTATCTATTAAGAAAAACATTCCTGAAAGACAAAGAAGTTTCATGGCTAGATTTAAACCAATCTTATCCAAAGTCAGAGGACAAAAGAATTTAACACCAGTTTATTGGGCTATTGAAAGTTGGAAAAAAGGCTTTAAGTTGTAAAAGTGCCTTTAACAGAAATCCAAAAGAAAGTAGTTGATTCCTCTGCAAGATTCAGAGTAGTGATTGCTGGAAGAAGAAGTGGTAAATCGCATGTCTCTATTAGAGAGCTAATTAAACACGCATCTCCTGTCAATCAGATATGCTGGTTTGTCAGTCCTACTTACAAAATGAGTAAGACAATCGGATTTGAGCCTACTAAGAGAAGATTAATAGAATTAAATTGGGTTAAATACATCAATGAAACAGAGCTAAAAATAGTTCTGAAAAATGATTCAATTATAGAATTTAAAGGTGCTGAAAAGTTTGACAACCTAAGAGGTAGAAAAGTTCATTTCTTAGTAATGGATGAATTTGCCTTTATAGATGAAAGAGCTTGGACAGAAGTGCTAAGACCAGTAGTCTCGGACACTTTAGGTAAAGTTTTATTTTGCTCTACTCCTCAGGGGTTTGGTAATTGGTCTAGAGATATGTATGTTAGAGGTTTGAATGAAGAAAACTGGAACTCATTCAGATTTACTACACTGCAAGGTGGACAAGTTCCTGAATCTGAAATACTTCAGGCTAGAGAAGATTTAGACGAGAGAACATTTAGACAGGAATACGAAGCAAGTTTTGAAACCTTTGCTGGAGCTGTTTATTATAATTTTGATAGAGAAGAATCTGTCAGGAAAATAGAATTGAAAGAAATGCCAATCGGAATAGGCATGGACTTCAACATAGAGCCTTTTTGTGCTGTTTCTTTCCAGTTAATTGGAGAACAGATTCACATATTTGACGAGATAGTTTTATATTCATCTAACACAGATGAAATGGTTCAAGAGATTAAGAATAGATATAAATATCCAGTTGTTGTTTATCCTGACCCAGCAGGTCATCAAAGAAAAACATCAGCAGGTGGTAGAACAGATATTAGTATTTTACAAAATGCTGGATTTAAAGTTAAAGTTAGACACGCACATCCAGCAGTCAGAGACAGGATTAACGCAGTTAATTCTAGATTAAAGAACGCACAAGGGAGAAGAAATATATTTATTGACCCTAAGTGTAAAAACTTAATAACAGCTTTAGAGAAGCATCAATACAAAAAAGGAACCTCTATCCCTGAGAAGGATGGACATGACCATATAACAGATGCTTTGGGATATGCGATAGAAATGCTTTTCCCTATCAGAAAAGAAGAAAATTATTCTAAACCAATGAGATGGAGTTAATTAATGGAAAGAGATGATTTAGTCAAAACACATAAGCAATATAAGCTTAACACTAAGAAATGGGATTTTTTTAGAAGAAGCTATGATGGTGGTTTTGATTATAAAATGGGTGGATATCTAACCAAGTATGTTCTTGAGAGAGATGATGAATATGAGGATAGATTAGCTAACACTGCTATAGATAACCACTGTAGAAACATTGTTCAGGTTTATTCCTCTTTCCTTTTTAGAGTTCCACCCACAAGAGAATATGGTTCATTAAACAATGACCCAGCTTTAGATAGTTTTTTAAATGATGCAGACTTAGATGGAAGAAGCTTTGATTCTTTAATGAGAGAAGCTCAGATTTATTCTTCTGTTTATGGACATTGTTGGATGATTTTAGATAAGCCTTCTGTAGAAGCAAGAACACGAGCAGAAGAACTAGGCATGGAGATTAGACCTTATCTTTCTATTTTCACTCCTGAGAATATTTATGATTGGAAGTATGAGAGAATGATGAATGGTAGATATGATTTATCTTATTTGAAAATCAGAGAATACTATGATGATGAACATGCTTATTTTAAGATTTGGACTAAAGAATCCATTAAGACATATAAACTTCCAGTAAATGATGATAAAGGAACTCTTGTTGAAGAAATGGTTAATCCATTAGGCAAAATTCCAGCAGTTATCTTATACAACCAAAGAAGTCCTGAGAAGGGTATTGGTATATCTGATTTATCGGATGTAGCTGAGATGCAAAGAGCTATTTACAATGAACTATCAGAGATTGAACAACTAATTAGAATATCAAATCATCCAAGTTTAGTTAAGACTGCAAATGTAGAAGCAAGTGCAGGAGCAGGTTCTATTGTTCAGATACCTGAAGATTTAAACCCAGCTCTTAAACCTTATCAGTTACAACCTAGTGGAGCTAACTTAGAAGCTATTATGAAATCAATTAACACTAAGATTGAATCTATTGATAGAATGACCCACATGGGTTCAGTTAGAAATACAGCAACTGGTGTTCAGTCAGGTATTGCATTGGAGACAGAGTTCTCTCTTTTAAATTCTCGCATTTCTGAGAAGGGTGACTTATTAGAATTAGCTGAAGAACAATTGTGGAAGTTTTGGGCTATGTGGCAGAACAGAGAATTTGATGGAGAAATAAAATATCCTGATTCCTTTAACTTGAGAGATTGGACTTCTGATTTACAATATTTGATGACAGCAAAAGCATCAGGTATTAGAAGCTCAACATTCCAACAAGAGATTGATAAACAAATTGCATCTCAGGTTATTGATGATGATGAAATAATTAATATCATTCATCAAGAAATTGAACAAAACGCAACTGTAGGTGATTTTGGTCAAACTGAACCACAACCAGCACCTATTCCACAAGGATAATGGCAAAGTTTAATGATAGGTTTACTAGAGCTAGAGATAAGATTCTCAATGACCTTGCAGACAATCATGAACGCAGGTTATTTCAAACTCTAGAAGAACTAGAAAGAAAAGTAGTTGAAGCAGTTAATCAGCTACCTAAGAGAGGTCAAGTTTTATTTGACACAAGACTAGCCATTGAAATTAGACCTAAATTAAAACAGTTTATAGAAGAAACATTCTCTAAAACAATTGATACCAATATTAGAGAATACGATAGAGCAGTTTCTACTATCTTAGGAATCTATGGTGAATTACCCATCCCTAAGAAATTTAAGTTTCTAACAGACATCAATAAAGAAGTTATGGCTAATCTGAAGAAGCAAACATTTCAAGGCTTCCAATCTTTAGCTAATCAATATCTAGATGATTTAGCGAATGAAGTTTATCAAAGCACAATCATTGGCAAACCATTTAAAGATATTGTCAGAGATTTGAGCCAAAAGATAAATGGAATTTATGCAACTACAGATAATGAAAAAGCAGAAGAACTAACTAGCTTTATTAAAGAAAATAAGTTTAAAGCTTCAATGAATAGCAAAGTAGATGAAGCAATAAATGAACTGCAAAAGATATATTTAAATCAAAGAACTGGAGATAACTTCTCTAGATATGCTAGACAGATGGCACATGATTCTTTAATGCAGTTTGACGCAAATTTTAATATGGAGAAGGCAAAAGAAGCTGGTTTAAACCACTTTGAATATGCTGGGAATATTATACGAGATTCTCGTGATTGGTGTATCTCTCATGTCGGTAGAATAATGACAGAGGATGAAATCAGAGAAGAATGGGAAAACAATAGCTGGGCAGGAAAATCCAGTGGAGACCCATTCATTGTTAGAGGTGGCTACAATTGTAGGCATCACTGGGTGGCAACCAACCCTGATTGGTTTAACGAATAAATACTCAAGAAAGAGGTGACCTATGTCTGACAAGACTGAAAATATGGTGAACAATAGTGCTGATGAGCCTAGTACAGTGGAACAACAAACCGAGCAAAAAGAAACAAGACAAGAAGCTCAAGAGAGGATGCTTAGACAATCTGATGTGGAGAAATTACTTCACAAAAGATTAAAAGAAAAAGAAGAATCCATCATGGGGTCTTTAGGTGTTTCTTTAGATGAAGCAAGAAGTATTATCAAAGAAAGAAATGATAGAGAGCTTGAACTTCAAAAGAAGCGAGGCGAGTTTGATGAGGTATTAAAAAAAACAGTAAGTAAGAAGGATGAAGAAATAGCATCAATCAGAGCTGAGTTATATAAGCTTAAAGTTGATGATTCTCTTTTGAACTCTGCTTCTAATCACAAGGCAATTAAACCCCAACAGGTAACTAACCTACTGAAAAGTAATGTTAAGTTTGAAGAAGGGAAAGCAGTTGTCTATAGTGATGATGGTGTTAAAAGATACAGCGACAATGGAGAACCTCTGACCATAGATGAGCTGGTGAAAGAATTTTTAGACACAAATCCACATTTTGTTTCCCCTACTCCTAGTGGGTCAGGAACAAGGTCTGCGATTGGTGGCAATCAACAAAAAGAAGTAAGCATAGCAGATTTAGACATGCGTAATCCTGAACATAGAGAACTCTATAGAAAGATGCGAGTTAAAAATGCTAATGCTTTTGTCAAATAATCACAAAAGGAGAAAATAAATGGCAAACGAAATAACAAGTTCTGTCGGTTCAGAACTATATACTAATATATTACAGGAAGCTATCTTCACTGCACAAGAGAAGTCAATCATGCTTCCTTTAGTAACTGTTTATGATATTTCAGGACAAGCAGGTAAAACTGTTCAAGTTCCAATTTATCCAACAGTATCAGCATCAGCAGTAGCAGAAGGTTCAGACCTTGCTAACACTGCTATTAACCCATCAGAAGTAACAATTACTGCAAGTGAGCAGGGTGTTATGGCTTCTATATCTGACCTAATGAGAGATTCAGCAGGTAGAAATATTGCTCAAGATGTAGGAAGAATCTTAGGTGAAGCGATTGCGAAGAAAGCAGACGAAGATATCGTTGCTCTATTCTCAGGATTATCAACAGGTGTTGGTTCTGCTGGTACAGAATTAACTGCTGATTTAATCTTCAAAGCAGTAGCTGAGTTAAGAGTAGATAATGCTCCAGCTCCATTCTATGGTGTATTCCACCCAAAAGCTATCTACAACCTAAAGAAAACTCTTGCTAACGCAGGTTCTGTATCTGCATTATCAGATATCGGTAACGAAGCTTTAAGAAGTGGTTATGTTGGTCAGATTGCTGGTGTTCAATTATTTGAATCAGCAGTTATCAGCATTGATTCAGCAGATGATTCTATCGGTGCAGTATTCTCACCAAAAGCATTTGGTGTAGCATCTAAGAAGGGTCTGACAATTGAAGAAGATAGAAATGCTTCAGCAAGATTGACAGAATATGTAGCATCTGCAACTTGGGGTGTAGCTGAGCTAGTTGATGCTTATGGAGTTAAAGTAACTTCTGACTCTGCATTATAATTATAACTAAACCTGAGGGGGATTTATTCCCCCTCTTTAACCAGTTTCACAAAGGAGATTTATTATTATGGCTATGTCCACAGATTCTGACCTTCAAGCTTATGTTCCTGATATATTAGATTTTGGGATTGCTTCTTTTTCCTCTGAACATGCGAAGGCTCAAGCAGATATTGAAAGAAGATTAAGAATTGATTGGTGGGAAAGATATAAGAACAGAGATTATAGAGATATCTCTAGACTTGTGCCTGAAGAAATGGATGCCACTAAATTAACTGAATCTCAATTTACTAGATGTGCTGTCTATAGAGTATTATCAGAATATGCACTTCCTAAACTAACTAGATTTAATCCTGAAGGACAAGAAGATAGATTCCAAGTGATGATTAAATTCTATAATGAAAAGTTTGAAAAAGAGTTCCAACAAATTTTATTTGATGGGGTAGAATATGATGATGATGGTGATTCAACCATTCAAAATGATGAGAAAGAAGCTATACATTCACTTAGATTAGTGAGATAAATGGAAATCAATGTCAAAATCAGAGATGAACAATTAAAGAGATTCTTTGATAGAATTAAAGTAAGAAAATCACAAGCAATTCAAAAGAGTTTATTAGAAGCATCTTTATTTCAAAGACAAAACATTAGTAGAAGAACTCTTAAAGGATTAGACTATCAAGGAAGAAGCTTTGTTCCTTATACACCTGAATACAGAGAGTTTAGAAGGTCAATAGGAGCTCCTTTAAGACCTGACTTGAAAGTTAGTGGACAGATGTTAGGAGCTATGACTGTAGATGCAACAGCTTCTAGAGGTAGAATCTTTTTCACTAGAAATGCTGAAGGAATTAAAGCACTAGGGAATGACAAAAAGAGACCATTCTTCTCTATTGGCACTAAAGAAGAAACAAGAATAGCAGATATTTTTGTAGATAGATTATTAAAAGAATTAGGAGTTTAAATGAGTTATAGAGAAAACATAGCCAGTAATATTATTACAGTATTAGATGCTATGACCAGTCCAGTTGAACTCAAGAAGATTACAAGAGAACCTTTTCAACCTGATGAAATTTCTGAACAGCAATTTCCAGCAGTCTATATTTCCTCAGGAGACGAAGAAAGAAATGATGTTACAATTGGTGACAGTTCTACAAAGAGAGAAGGCAGAATAGATTATGTTGTTGTAGGTTATGTCAAAGGAACTGATACAAACATAGATACAAAAAGAAATCAGTTGATTGAAGCTATAGAAGAAGCTTTAGATGCTGATAGAACTAGAAATGGTAATGCATTAGACACTCAGGTTATTGCAGTTTCTTCAGATGAAGGAACTATCTTTCCTTATGGTGGAATTAACATGACTGTCAGAGTGACTTATCAATTTACGAGAGGTAATACATGAGCAATAGGATTCGTCTCTATAAAGGAGACAGCGAGATTGAGATATTTGTGGAGCATTTAACCAAGTATCTTAATAATGGATGGTCTGAAAACAAAGAACAACCTAAACCAAAAAAGTCTAAGAAGAAAGAAGAAATCTTAGACCCAATTGGTGAATATCTAAAAGAAGAAAACGACATACAAAAGGAGAATGAATAACAATGGCAACACACACAGGTAGTGAAGGTGTAATTTATAACAACACTAATCAGGTAGCAGAAGTCCGAAGCTTTTCAGTAGATGAGACTATGGACACTATAGAAGATACTTCTATGGGTGATTCAAGCAGAACCTTCAAAGCAGGACTAAAACAATTTACAGCAACTGTATCAGCATTTTGGGATGAAACCGATACCAATGGTCAAGGTGGATTTGATGTAGGTGCAGAAGTAACTTTAAAACTATATCCTGAAGGAAACGCATCAGGTGATACATACTATTCAGGTACTGCATTAGTAACTGGTAAAACTATTAACTCTAGTTTTGATGGTATGGTAGAAGCTGAATATAGCTTTCAAGGTTCAGGAGCATTGACAGAGACAACAGTTTAATATATTAATTTTGTATGTCTGTTCTTGATAAAGCGAAAGAGCATTTCAAATCTCTTGAAGTTAAAACTATAGAAGTGCCTGAGTGGGGTTTAGTAGGTGATGAATGTATTTATGCTAAACCCTTCACTCTCGCAGAAAAGAAAAAGCTTTTCAAGACTACTACGGAATCTGATGTCTCAGTCCTAGCTGATGTCCTCATTATGAAAGCTATGGATAAAAAAGGTGAACCAATGTTTACCTTAAAAGATAAATTAGATTTGATGCATGGAGTTGATGCTGATGTCCTCTCGAGAGTAGCCAATGATATTATTACTCCATCAACTCATGAAGAAGTAAAAAAAAAATAAATTCTGACACAGAACTATTCTGTATTTACGCACTAGCTGACCGATTACATAAGACAGCATCTGAGATTGAAGAAATGTCAGTTGATGAGTTTATACATTGGATGGCTTATCTAGAAATAACACAGGAAAAACAAAAACAAAATGGCAAAGCAAATTCAAATAGACATCCTCGCAAATGATAGGACTAAACAAGCTTTCAACAGTGTTAAGAAAAATACAGACAACACAAAACAAAGCTTATTAAGTTTAAAGAATATATTAGTTGCAGTAGCTAGTTCTGTTGTTATTAAGCAATTTTTAAATTTATCTAATGCTTATCAGAATTTACAAAATAGATTAAAATTAGTTACAAACTCAACTCAAGAACTTGCTTTTGTTCAAGAGAAGTTATTTGAAGTAGCTCAAAGAACACGAGGTGGTTTTTCTGAGACAGTAGAGCTTTATCAGAAGTTAGCTTTACAAGCTAAAAACCTCAGTTTAAGACAACAAGACTTAGTTCAAATCACTGAGAATGTTAATAAAGTTATAGCGATTGCTGGTGTTGATTCAGTTCAAGCATCTGCTGGTCTCTTACAGTTATCTCAAGCTTTTGCTTCAGGTAGATTACAAGGTGATGAATTTAGAAGTATTTCTGAAAACATTCCACCCTTATTAGATATCTTTGCAAAGCAATTAGGAGTTACTAGAGGAGAACTAAAAAAATTAGGCTCTGAAGGTAAGATTACTTCTGATGTTATTGCGACTGCCTTATTAAACAACACAGAAAAACTTAATTCACAGTTTGGTCAATTATCTCCAACTATTGGTCAGGCTACTGTTACTGTTGGAAATAGTATTCTAAATCTAGCTGGTAGATTTAACGAAGCTAGTGGATTTTCTGATTTATTTGCTGAAAGTTTAATCAAACTATCTGAACTAATAGATAGAATAGCAGAAAGAAAAGACAAGGTCACAGGATTCTTTGATGCTGTAGAAGAAGGCATAAAAGATACTAATAAAATATTAGATATCTTTAACACAAATTTAAAAGACCAATTTGATATTGCGATAAGTGCCTTTGGAAGAAACTTAGGTATTTTAGCAGATAACTTAAACACTGCTGGAGAAGGATTTAGTGGATTTAGAGAAGCAGAAGAAAAATCATTAGAATCTTTATTGCTTTACAAGGGTGCTTTAGAAGAAACCAATACAGAATTATTAAAATTCAAACAAATAGGCTCACAAAATTCAAAACAATTAGCCGAAAATTTTAAAAAAGAAGAAAAAGAAGCTCGTATTCTAAAAGGATTGTCTGATGGGTATAAGACAGCTAATACAGAGTTAGGTAGATTTAATCAAACAATGAAAGACAATTCATCAATTATTGATGAAATAAATACAGACCATTTCCCAGTATTTAACAGAACTATATTAGAAGCAACAAACTTCTTAGGAAGATTTGATGAATTTTCATCTAGAACATTTAATAATTTTGCTGATTATTTAACAGATGCTGTTATGACAGGAAAAGCATCATTTAAAGACTTTGCTAGAAGTGTTCTTAGAGACTTAGCTTCTGTTATTATTAGACAACAATTAGCAATAGCAACACAAAGATTATTTGGTGGCATGGGTGGAACAACTAATGTTCTAAGCACTATTGGTGGTGCTATTACTGGAATCTTTGGGAGAGCTAATGGTGGAACAGTTCAGGCTAATAAACCTTATTTAATTGGTGAGAGAGGTGCTGAGCTTTTTGTGCCTAATACCAATGGCACTGTAGTTCCTAACAATCAAATGAAATCTTCTGGAACTAATGTGAATATCACAATCAATACTGTAGATGCTAGAGGAATAGATGAATTATTAACTGATAGAAGAAGCACTATAGTTAATTTAATTAATGATGCTTTAAATAGTCAAGGAAGGGAAGCTTTAGTCTAATGAGTGGCACATTTCCAACAAGTCCAGCTTTTAACTCTTTAAATATATCATCTGAGCAAAAGACAATTACATCCACTAC